GTGTTATTGCATGGTGACATACACCAAGAAAATGCTGACAAGATTGGCGTATCCCGAAAATTGGTCAAGACAATTTCCTACGCATTCTTGTATGGAGCTGGAGACCAGAAACTAGGTATGTCATATGATAAACAACTATCCCCAGAGAAGGCTAAGAAGAAAGGCAAAGAGATCCGTAAGGCTTACATCGATGCCATACCAGGTCTTGAAAAACTCTTGGAGGGAGTACACAAAGTTAGTGAGAAAGGTTTTGTCCGTGGTATAGATAAACGTAAGATACTTGTTGATTCAAAACACAAGTCACTTAACTATCTTATTCAAGGATCATCAGCTGTACTCGCTAAAAAATGGATGCTATTAACCCATGAAAATTTACCACCAACTGCTAAACAACTTGCATTCGTTCATGATGAACTACAATTTGAATGTAAAGAAGAAGACGTAGAAGATCTCAAGTTCTTACTTGAATTATCTGCAACCCAAGCTGGTGAGTATTATAATTTAAGATGTCCTATAGCAGCAGAATCTAAATCAGGTTCTACTTGGGCAGATGTTCACTAATTACCTATGGAAACAAAGATTTGTAGAACTTGTGGTGAATATAAACCTATCACTTGTTTTAGTAGAAGAGGTGAAGGTAAAATAAAAAGAAGAATTAATATTGATTGTCAGGAATGCATTAGTAAAGAATCTAGACTTGTCAGACAGTTGCGAAAAAATGCACCACCAATTCCAGAAGTATGTGATTGTTGTGGTAAAGCACCTGACCCTAATTCATTTAGACATAAATTACAATTAGACCATGACCATCAAACAGGTAAATTTAGAGGATGGATATGTGATAATTGTAATGTATCACTCTCGAGGGCTGGAGATAACCTTGAAGGTGTAGTTAATTTAGTAAATTATCTCTGTACCACTACATGAAACTATTAATTGATGCAGACTTTATTGTCTATAAGGCGTGTGCTGCAGCAGAATCAGAAGTTGATTTTGGCGACGATGTTATTCTTGTTACCAGTAACTTTGACGATGCATACCGTGCTACAGAACGAGAACTTACCAAGATCAGAAACAATTTTGGGGAATTCTCCGATATAATATTGTTCTTTTCAGACAGTAAGAATTTTAGAAAACAAATTGAAAAGTCCTATAAAGGACACAGGAACCGTAAGAAACCTTGCGGATATAAACGTGTTATTAATGCGTTAAAAGAAAAGTACAAAGTAATCATCAAGCCTACTCTTGAAGCTGATGATTCAATGGGCATTTATGCTACAAAATTTCCTGGTAATTGTATAGTATCTCCTGATAAAGATATGAAACAAATACCTGGTCAGCTGTATAACTTTGATGAAGTATTCACAGTCAGTAAAGAAGAGGGTGCTAAATGGCATCTCGTACAAGCCTTAGCAGGTGATCAGACTGATGGATATGGAGGCGTACCAGGAATCGGCGTTAAACGAGCAACTTCTTTATTTGAAGAGCATGGTTACAGTTGGAAAACTGTATTAAAAGCGTTCGATGACAAAAACCTAACTGAAGAAGAAGCTTTAGTTAACGCTAGGCTTGCTCGTATATTAACTGCTGATGATTATGACTTCACAAAAAAAGAACCGATCCTCTGGTCCCCCGCCACCGATTACAAAATTAACAACTGAACAAGAGTTTAAAATGAGGCAACTAGAAATAGCATTGCCTAAAGATGAAACAAGAAAAGAAGATATAATAACTATTTTTTTAGCTTTACAAAGGCAGAACTTTGTATTGATTAATTCCATCACAAATTTATTAGCAAAATGGCCCAAGGACCAACCTATTACCAAAGGGGATCTTTCGATGTTTGGGATTTTATTAGAGACCAAGGATTGAATTTCCATTTAGGTAATGCTATCAAGTATATCTGCAGGGCAGGTTACAAAGATAGTAAGATACAAGACTTAGAAAAAGCTATCCACTACTTAGAGAACGAACTCACCCATGAAAAAGACCTTTATTTCCGAGCAAGCCAAGGAATTTCGTACCCAGTACAACCTGAAATCATCAACGACGAAAGACAAGCGTACATATCAGAAGAATCTGATCGTAGAGGAATTTAAAGAGTTTCTTGAATCTGAAGGTATGCTATTTCGTGAGAATATAGTATTTGAATCAGAGGCATTAAAGGAATTAGCTGATCTAGTTTATGTGTGTTATCAATACGCTGAGAACATGGGTTGGTTCTTAGATGAAGCTTTAGATAGAATACATAAAAGTAATATGTCTAAGCTAGATAGTGAAGGAAAACCAATATACCGTGAAGACGGAAAGGTTCTTAAAGGACCAAATTATAAACCACCAACTTTAACAGACTTAGTTTAATGACCG